GACCGCGCTATCGTGACTGTCGGCCTCTCAGAGCGTACCAGCCTCGACACCAAGCTGGCGAAGGCTCTCCTGACCCCTGAACAGGTTACAGCTTGCTCTAAGGTCGCTCTGATCGAGACCATCTACGTCAAGCGCATCGAGCAGGTCGAAGCTTAATTAGAGGGGCTTCGGCCCCTCCCTTCCCTACGGAGGTTCAAATGCTAATTCGCCAAGTCGTTACCAAGAAAGCGGGCATTAAAGGCATCATGCGTAGTGCGCCATTTGTCATCGGTTTTGGTGAAGCCCGCAAGGGTATGCCGATTCGCTACGATGCTTTCGATGATTTAAACAGACAATGGAACTATGAACGCGGTCGCCAGTTTGGCCTAATTTTTGATGGCCCGTTGAAGAAGGGTAAAGCTTTAAACCTTGGTGCTATAATTTACTTCGACTTAGCTGTGACTCAAAAAGAAATCTTCTAACTGGCGTAATGACACGCTTACTTGACAATCCACAGGCTTGATGCCACCTTATGAATAGATAAAGGGGAATGACATGACTTTACCGCGACATATTGCCAATGAAATTGGGATCGTGATGGACGAGAAGCCAAAGGCCCGCACTCCGCAGCCAGCACCCCGCCGGGTGTTGGAAGTCATCGACAATGATGATGGCTCGAAGACTGTTCTCTACTTTGGGAAGCAGGTCGGCCACATCTACAAGATCGGGATCAAAACGGACACTGGTGTACAGTACCGGGCGATCACAAACTTCGATGACGTTCGCCACTTCCACAATCTTCAGTCTGCTGCCAGCTACCTGATGGCGAGCCACCACTGATGTCGGACGCTCGTAAGGCCGAGGCCAAGCGCCTCGCAATCTTGCTTTGGGATTTGAATATCTCGAACAAGGAAGCCATCGAGGCTTGTGGCTGCAACCCTCGGACGTTGTTCCGTTGGTTGTCTGGCGAAAGCCCGATACCGAGGTCGGTGCTGACTATGTTTGAGCTGATGTTTGAAAAGAAGCAATGGACACTTGCTCAAGCCGATGAGGCAGAGTAGTTTTACAAAAGCGAAACCCCAAATGGCGCGAACCATCTGGGGCTTCTAAACCAAACACGCAAGGGCGCTGCGCGTTGGACTTAGCCTCTGGTTTACCATGAGGCTGGCTCCCCGTGCAACCTGTAAGGACACGAGATGAGCCGCATTCGTTCAATACATCCCGGACTGTTCACAGATGAAGCCTTTATGCAGGCTTCTCCGAACGCTCGCCTTTTGCTGATCGGCATCTGGACTGAGGCATGGGATGACGGTGTCTTCGAGAAGAAGCCTTTGACACTCAAGGCCAAGATTTTCCCCGCAGACAATGTCGATGTCAGCGAGTTACTGACAGAACTGGAGGCCCTTGGGTTCTTCCAGACGTTCACTGTATCGGGCAAGAGTTACGGAGCGGTTCGGAACTTCCGTAAGTTTCAACGCCCCAAGAAGCCGAACTCAAGCGGGTTATTGACCGATGAGTTGCGAAATTATGTTGCTATAACTGATGATGGTTCGGAACCAGTAGAGAACCAGTTCGGAACCAGTGGGGAAAAGTCTCCGCAGATGGAGGATGGAGGATGTATAGGGAAGAGGAATAGTCTCCCCTATACCGAGGGCGATGAGCTTTTTTCAAAGTTTTGGAATGCTTACCCTCGCAAGATCAGCCAAGGTGCAGCAGAGCGGGCATTCGAGGAGGCCAGCAAGATCGAAAAACCCCATACAATTTTGGATAGGTTATTAGATTACAAATTCTCGGAAGACCCAAAGTTTATCCCATCGCCTGTGAACTGGCTGCGAGACCGCCGATGGCAGGATGATCCGAGGGCTACAGCGCCAGCCAAGCAGGAGCGCGATCTGACCAAGGTTCCAGACAGCCAGCTATCGAACAACGAGTACTGGCGAAAGCGAATGCAATTGAGAAATATTTGAAGTTTAGAATCAGCTTAACGGAGTTACGATGTTGAAGTTCCAGAGCGTCGAAGAAATGCAAGCGCACTATCAGGCCGTACGTCATCGGATTGGTGCAGGTAATCCCCACATACGCCGCCTAGCGCCCGAGGTTGCCCCAGAACCGCCGCCGAGCAATCCTCTGCCAGCAATCATCCAAGAAGCTCTTACTTTGCCTCCTACGCCCCCAGAAATCGATCCTACGACCGTCTGGGATAAGAACGGAAACCCACTGCGGCCACCAATGGCTAGGGCCTCGTCCCGGTTCGAGGACGAGAAGCCTTACGAGTATCCCAAAATATGGCTTCAAGAACTGACCGATCTGGTCTGCGAGTACACAGGCATCGACCGGATTTTGATCTGGTGTCCCCGGCGAACCCAAGAGATCGTCAAGGCTCGGTTTCTTGTCTGGGCATTGGCGCGGGAGTTCTGCCACCAGCACAGCCTGCCAAGCATTGGTCGCTTCTGCGGTCGGGACCATACGACGATCTTGCATGGGTGCCGAGAAGGCAAAAAATTACCCGCCTATCCAGAGTTGGCTAGGCAGGTAAGAGCTATTCTCGATCAGCGGGCTAAGGAACCCAAATCGTGATTTCAGTATCCCCAGAACCCGTCGAGGACGTTTTGCAGGTTGCTGCTCAACATCAGAGCCTCGTTCGGCTCGTCCCCGTCAGGGCCTTCGACCATGTCGGATTCGTTGTCGATGTATTCGATGGCCTCTTCGAGAGCGCCCTTGAGTTCATTGATGCGGCTTTCGAGGCGGGCGATGCGGTCTGCGTCAGTCATGATCAATCTCCAGTTCAGAGGTGGGTGGGGGCCGAAGCCCCCGTTAGGTTAATCTTCCAGTTTGACTTCGCCAAAGCTGCTATCGCTAGTGGGGCGGTACAAGCCATTGGACTTGAGGTCGGACAGGTGGCCCGCAAACTGATGCTTCGACCAGCCGTGTGGGACAGCATTGTCGAGGTAAACCATACCCCAGCGCGATCCGTTTTCACGGGTGCATGTGGATTCGGAGTTAACGCGGAGGAGTTCGAGGGCGTGGGCGGTAGCTTCGGTCAGGTTTGTCATAGTCAGTCTCCGTTAGTTTAAATCATCAACATACACACTATGGCATAATGCCATAAACCAAGTCAACAGGGGTCAAATAAAAAAATGGATATTTCTCTCATCATCGCTGCCTTCGTCATTTTTGGGCTTCCGATCATCATCATCGGTGGCGCTGCCCTATTCCCGCCAGAGCTAAAGGACGAGCCTTTCACCTCTCCAAAAGACTGGGGAAGCCAAGATTTAGATCAAAACCTTAACAAATGACCCAAGAAGTGCTATATTCCTGACATGGCAAAGAAACCCAAAGCACCTGTCGAACCAGATACCGCCAAGCCTCTCAGCGAAGTGGTAGGCGAAGTTGTGCAGGCACCTAAGCGCACATTCGGTCGGCCCTCCAAGTACGACCCCTCGATGCTTGAGGACATGAAGAAGGTTGCCATAGACGGTGCGTCAAAGGCTGAAATGGCCTTAACCATTGGTATCAGTAGAGAAACCTTCAATAACTGGGAACATTCCAATCCCATCTTTCGTGACGCCGTAAAGGAGTGTGAGCTTCTTTCCCAAATCTGGTGGGAGAGACACGGTAGGAAAGGCATGACTGGAGAGAACCCTGACTTCAACTCCACAGCCTTCATCTTCCAAGTGAAGAACCGCTTCCGCTCCGACTACATGGACACTTCCCGCACTGAGGTCACAGGCAAAGACGGTGGCCCTGTCCAGATGGAAGCCAAGGTCGTTGATGTTGATAACCTCGATGATGAGCAGATCGCCCTCCTAGAAGCAGCTCTCCTCTCAGCCAAGGGTAATGACGAGTGACCATTGCGATCTTTAAGGGGGAAAGGATCGACATCGACCGCTCCCTGCTGGCGATCTCAAAGGCTCGGTGTGAACGCAGCCTCGTTGAGTTTATCCGTCAGGCTTGGCACACTATTGAGCCGGGAGATGAGTATACCCACGGCTGGCACATCGACTTCATCGCAGAGCATCTGGAGGCCATCACCAATGGTGAGGAGCTGCCCAGCGGTAAGCCTTATAACCGCCTGCTGATCAACATTCCCCCCGGCACAATGAAGTCGCTCATCGTGAACGTCTTCTGGCCTGCGTGGGAGTGGGGGCCTAAGAACATGGCCCACCTGCGCTATGTCTGCGCCGCACATAAGGTCGAAAACCTGTCAGCCCGTGATAGCCGCCGTATGCGCCAGATGATCCTGTCTGACTGGTATCAAACCCGCTGGGGTGATCGGGTCAAGATGTCGAAGGATCAGAACGAAAAGCTAAACTTCACCAACTCGGCGGGTGGCTTCCGCATCGCCACAGCCATGACCAGCCTGACGGGTATTCGTGGCGACCGGGTGCTGATCGATGATCCCCATAGCGTGAGTTCAGCCATGTCGGATACTCAGCGCGAGGCCGAGGTGGCGACCTTCCTTGAAGCAATCCCTACCCGTCTCAACAGCCCGATCAAGTCGGCTATCGTGGTCATCATGCAGCGTTTGCATGAGAGCGACATCTCAGCGGTCATCCTCGATAAGAACCTTGGCTACGATCACATCATGCTGCCGATGCGCTATGACCCCAGCCGTGCCATGCCGACCAAGCTTGGCTATGAAGACCCTAGAGAGGACGAGGGCGAGCTTCTATTCCCCGAGCGGTTCCCTCTTGATGTGGTTGAACGTGACGAGAATGTCATGGGGCCTTATGCGACCGCCGGGCAGTTCCAGCAGATACCTGAACCTCGTGGTGGTGGTGTCATCAAGCGTGAGTGGTGGCAGTTGTGGGAGCGGGATGCTTTCCCGCCATGCGAATATATCATAGCCAGCCTCGATACAGCCTACACAACCAAGGCCGAGAACGATTATTCGGCCATGACCGTCTGGGGCATATTCTCTGGCGGCGACCAGAAGGCTGTCGCAAGCAAAGTTATCAGCAAGGACGGAGCGGTCATCAGCGCCATTCAAAGAAAGTACTCTGAAGAGCATCCTAAAGTGGTCATGATGTTTGCTTGGCAGGAGCGGCTTGAGTTGCACCACTTGGTCGAGAAGGTCACCAAGACCATGAAGGACTTCAAGGTCGATAAGCTTTTAATCGAGAACAAGGCTGCTGGTCATTCGGTGGCACAAGAAATCAGGCGACTGTTCGGCCATGAGGATTGGGGCGTCCAACTCGTTGATCCCAAGGGCATCGATAAGCTCTCGCGCCTGTACGCCATCCAGCATCTGTTTGCCGAGGGGCTGGTCTATGCCCCAGATCGTCAGTGGGCTGATACAGTCATTGGTCAGGTAGCCTCGTTCCCCAAGGGCAAGCACGATGACTTGGTTGATACAGTCTCGATGGCTCTGTCTCACTTACGCCAGACTGGCATCATTATTCGTGGCCCAGAGTTCACGGCTGATGTTGAAAATCAAATGACGCACAAAGGTGGAGCGCCTGCACCTCTTTACTCGGTGTAAAGTCTGTGCTAAACATGAGACTGCTCTAAAGGGGGGCATTCTCATGACTGATTATAAGACAATCTCAGACTACAACAGCCAAGCCCATCTCGAATTGATGGATAAGCAAGCCAAAATTCTTGAGAAGATGATGCAGCCGACGATGTACGTCACGCAGGAGACGTTGTGCGATAAGTTCGCCATGTTTGCTTTGATGGGAATCATGGCGCGACACGATAGCCTCATGCCGGAAATCGTTGCAGACATCGCCTATAGTTATGCTAATGCCATGATGGAGAAGCGCAAATGAGCAACCACAAAACAATTACAGACTACATTTCTGAAAAAACCAATCCCTACAATGCAAGCGGTTTGCCATTACCGCCTCCACCGCCTCAGACCCCTGTTGCCACCTTGCGCGACCAGTTCGCGATGGCGGCGCTGCCAGTGTTTTTGACATACGAAATAGACGCAAAAAGCATTGCTGAATTATCTTACGCGCAAGCCGATGCCATGATGGAGGCGCGGAAATGATTGATCTTCAAATCAACTTTGTCACAGGCCAAGTGATTGCCATCTACCGCGATGGTCAGCGCGTTGTCCTTGACACCGAAGGCATGACGCTTGTGCAGATCAAGCAACGCTGGGGGCAGAAATGATTGATTTAAACGCACTAGACAACGACCCGTGGTCCACTTTCCCGACCAAAAAGGACGACCTTCGTGCGCTGGCAGAAGCTCTTAAGGCAATGGAGAAAGACCTTGCCTACATCTCTGCAATCGCTCGGCAATATCATCAGTCTTTGATGATGATCTCTAGACAGAACGAAGAGCCAATTTCACGCGGCGTGGCTGAACGCACTCTTGGAATGGCACCAACTCAAGATACAGGAGTGATGCCATGACATGGCAACCCGCCGAAACTGCACCTAAAGAAAACGGCAGACTCGTTCTTGCTTACATCGATTTAACACCTGATCAAGAGCGGAGGACTCTGGCTCCTACGATTGCTTATTGGAGCAAGTCATATGACTTTGTTGAGCCATGCTGGACTGATCCGTTTTCTGACAGAAGGCTAAAAGCTCCGTTGATATGTTGGATGGAAATTCCAGAACCGCCAAAAGGAGAAGAAAGATGACTGAATCTAAAATGATGCCGATCCCAGCGGGGACAGAGTTCCGGGTCACATCAGGTGAGTATTCTGATTTTGGTGTTATCGCTTCTTACAGGGCGCTTGTTGAGATCGACACTGAGAAGGTTCAAGAGGAATATCTTAAAGCCAATCCAAAGGCCCGCGAAAGATATAGCTTCCACCCTTACGACTTTGTTGCTTGGTTAGAAAATACAGACCTTGTTGAGCCTATAGACCAATGGGAGTGGCATGTCGGAAGTTACGGAACAATCTCAACTTATGTATCTCAAGATGACAGAACCTCATTGTTAGGGGGAGAAGACAGATGACTGAACAAACACCCGCAGACGCTTACATTGAAAGTTGCCTCATAGACCTGTCTAAGCAACTGACTGCTGCTCAAAACCGCATCAAGGCATTAGAAGCCGCAATCTTTGACTGGTCTAATGCCATCACCGATTGGATAGGCAACGACTTTGTCGAGCAGATTGAGGACGAAGCTTCAAGAAAGCTAGTCAAAGACGTTCTTGATCGCGCCGCGTTAGAGGAACAGAAAAATGGATGATCTTGCAAGGCCGCTTCGTGTCTTATCCTTGGGTGCGGGCGTTCAGTCCACCACGCTTGCGTTGATGGCGGCAAAAGGAGAGATCGAGCAGCCCGACTGCGCTATTTTTGCTGACACAGGTGCCGAGCCTAAGTCGGTCTATGATCATTTGGAGAAGCTGCAAACGGCTCTGCCATTCCCGATCCATATAGTAACCGCAGGGAACATCAAAGACGATGCCTTGAAGGGAACCAACTCGGGTGGCAAAAGCCGATTTGCTGCCATTCCTTACTTTTTGGATCGCGGCAAAAACGGGATCGGCATGGGTCGCCGCCAATGCACCAAAGAGTATAAGATTGTTCCCATTCAAAAGAAGATCAGAGAACTGTTGGGCTATGCTCCTCGGGCCAGAATACCCGCTGATGCTGCCGAGGTATGGATTGGCATTTCAA